TGCGGTATTCGTATTCGAGAACGTAGTAGACTGGATTATCAAACATACCAACAACTTTTTCCCATCTGCCACAAGATGAGCTTAGATACTCAACTTCTTTTCCTTGGCGGTGTGCTGCAATTACTTCGCGTAGCTCTTGTGTTGTCATAGCATTATTATAGTTACTTTTTGTTTGTGTTTGATTCCGAAATTCTTTGCGTTGGAGTTATTTTAATTTAGTGGTTATCCAAGCAGAAATAAGACTTACTACTGAAACGCATGTTATTTTATTGTTGAAATGACAATCTCCTACCGCTATAAAAAGGAAGAAAAGCGTTACGTATTTCATCGTCTTGTCCAATTCAATTCTTGAATCCTACAAAAAAAGCAAATCATCCAACGCCTTTGTGTCTACCTTCTCCACCTTGGGTTCTTTCTTGGCGACTTTCTCAACCTTGACCTTGGCTGCGTCTTGTGCCATAGCAGCTTTTAACATTTGGGTAGAGTTACGTGCCTGTCTAGTCTGGGCGACGAAAGCATCTAACTCAGCGTCAGATAGTAAGTGCGCAGGTTTGGACAACATACCGACGAGAGGGTCGGTCATGAAGTCACTTTCAACTAAGCTTTGTTTTTCGTCCTCGCTCATAGCTATTCTTGGTTCTGGACACTTGCAAAGATTTTCGTGATTTTGGCCACATAAAGGACAGTCAATCCATTCGCTCATACGCCTCCGTTTTTCTTAGCCTTGGTTGGTTTGCTGCGTTTGTCCACAATCCCCATGTTGTTAATGAATTCACAAAACTCATCCATGTTACTAAAATCCCGCCAACCTTGCTTTTCGCAATGAATGACAAGTTCTAGCCAAAACCGAGCAAGAATGTGTTGGATAACGTTGTCCTCTGGATGGATAGACTTAATCTTTCGTTTTTCGTCCTTGGGAATACGTGCCCATAGTTGGGCAGATCGGTCGAGGTTGTCTTTGTAGGGGTCGGTGAGACCGACAGGGGTGGTTACTAATGTTTGCTCAGCGTCAGGCATATTTTATGTAAGAAGGTATTTACCCTCAGTTTGTGGTTCAAGGAGAATGTCATACGAATTGATAAGCTCATCCTTTTCTTGTTCGTCAAGGTCTAAAATAATAGGCCGACAAAGCAAACGCAGATGTGCAAGGTGACAAAGGAATTTTTTCTTGTCAAACGTTAAAACTGTCTCAAAAATAAAAGGCTCGCCAGACAAAGTAACTGTGTCTGGTTGGCTGGGTTTGGTTAGAACCACCTTGGCGGTGTCTTTACTGCCAATAAGACGTTCGTCGGTTACTTTGACAATTCCGTTAGCACATTCTTGGACGACGAAGGATTTGTCTTTGGGTGAACGATAGATTTGGTTAAAAACTTGGCGGTTAATCTTGGTTGTCCAATTATTCTCATGCAATGACCGCATTGCGTCACGTAGCCGACAGGCAAATGTTGTTACACTGCCTTGGACAGTGAAGTCCACTGGTTTGGGCCAGAGATTGACAATGGTGTCAATGTGGTCTTCGTAGCGACGGAAGTAGGGTTCGCTAAAACGTGCAGGGAGGTTGTTGGTCATAGTCAGTTCCAGTCTGAACAAAGAATCCAACTTGGTTTAGAAGGCATTGAAATGTTATGATCTTGACAGAACTTAATTAAAGTAAAACTGTCGACAGGTTCTAGTGATACATTGTATTCAGGATATCCCCTGCTTGCTTTTTTCTCTGTGCCTTTAACTGCAAGAATATACATAGGATACTCACCAGAACAATGGGTTAGTTCCTCAATAGGACAAGCCTTAAAAAGTTCGGTTTTCTTTTCCCAGTATTCATGAAATAGTGGTTTGGTCTTTTCTGAAAACTCCACTTCTGGTTCAGACAATCCGTTTAACTTTGCCCACCACGTTTCAAGATCAAGGTCTTCGTTGTCTTCGTCCCGCCAAGGGAAGTTTGGTTCGCCACCATAGTCGATTCCGAATACTAAGATTGCATCAGTTGATTGGCTCATAAGTCAAGTAGTTTTGCTAGTTCACTCTTAATTTGTTGCTTCTTACTAATCACAACCTGCTTTGGCTGTGTTAATGTAAGTTTCTTCGCTTTTTGCTTCATCTCACGGATTACAATCCCGCCAGAGAAGTAACCTTGTTTTTGATATTTGGCGATACGGCGGTCGGTTAGACGACCTAACATTGGTGAGGAGTAGATACTGGATTGGGTGACGTATCTGGCGGATTGAGACATGCTTATTGGCATATTTTTGTTCGATTCAATTATTGAATTATACTTAAATTAATGAGCACGGCAGGATTTGAACCTGCATTTTATCCGAGACTTGCGAGAGTTTCTGTGACGTTGACTTTTCGGCTCAGTAGCTTCGCTCGGCTTCTTTCACGCACTAGCAGCGTCTTTACATTCCGCCACGTGCTCAAACTGGCGTGCGATGCAAGACTTGCACTTGCACATACCCACCCAAGCAAATTGTGATTGGTAGTCACAGCTTTCGCTCTTGTTGGGTAATCCAAAGATACCACTCTTTGGAATAGCTCACTTTCAAATCCTAGCTTATTTGTTCGCATCGGATACCAAGATCGCACTTAAATCTTTCTCCCTCCACCCGGTCCATTTCCAGCTAACTTTACCAATCTATAATGCACAACTTGTTGCATTTGTGTCATTTTGTTGTTAATGTTTTCGTTTTTACCAAAACACTGGATTTGGCTGTCGGGGTGGAGGGAAACTTACTGAATTGGCTTACAAAGAATTGGATGATTGCAGTCTTTTGTTGGACAATCAACCGAGATTTTGCTGTTTTTACGTTTAGAAGGTAACCAGTCAGCTGAGTGATCCGTTGCTTCGGCCTCGATAATAGCACCGCAGTTTACACAAGCTCCTGTGTATTTTTTGCTGGGTAGTTTGCCTTCTTTAATTACTTTAATCATACAAAAGGGCTGAGCAAGGTAGGCCATTTCAACCTACACAAACTAGCACTGCTGGGTCGAACAGCTTTAGACCTTTGCTAGTTTTAAGTCCGTATTCCACGGTCTGTCCTTATGCGTTTCTAGTCCGCCACTTGCTCGTAAATTGTTTCGTTCGTAACCTAATTCCAACCGCCAAACCGACTTTTCAATTAGAGGAAATGAACTGAGGGAGAAGTTAGCTTGGCGGTTGTTGATTAGGCTACAAGATTAGCCAGTTCCGCCTTCTTCTTGGCTTCGAGAACATCCTTCACCAACTTACCAAGCACCTTGCTGTCGGCTTCGTTGTCTCCAGACAACGTAGGCATAGCCAGACCGAAAGGAGCGACTTTGGCCGTATACCAAGCAGAGACAAAGTCCGCACCACGAGAAAGGATTGTCTTTGCTGTGTCAACAAACTCCTTCGCCACCGTCTTAGGCTGCGGTGCTTTGCGTTCGCGTTGCTTCAAGCTGACTGCGAGAGGCTTACCATCGTCCGCGGTGGCTGCCCACGCATCCACTTGCGATTGCAATGCCTTCAAGTCTTCCCAGCCCTTTTCAGCCATGACCCGTGCGATGAACTTGCTGTCCTTTTCCACCACTTCAAGAATAGCCTCTCCTTTCTCGTTCTTCTCGCCAGTGTCCTTGGTCAGAGGACTCATGCCTGTTTGTTCGATAAGCAGGTCAATGATAAAGTCCCGCGTTTGATTCAGCGGACCTCCACGATAGACTGCGTTATCGTTACCACAGTCCAGCATTGCGTTTACCCGTCCAGCTTCGGAGTCAGCTTCTTGGTAAGACTCGAAAATCAGGACTGGGACTGACAAGCCTTCGTATGTTCCGTAACGTTTTTCTTTCATTTTGGTTTTTGGTTTTTGGTTTGTGTTGTTAGAACTTTTGTTTTATAGGATGTTCTAGGTTACCTATGCAGGACTGGTTGTCTTGCAAAGTGTTTCGTTTCGTTCTTGACGAATTTGAAGAAGTAGTTTTTGGAATTCAACATTAGCTGAAGCGTCGCCATTAAAGATTGTTTTGTTGGCGATATCTAGTAACGAAACTACCTTAAGAACCTCTTGTTGGCTTGAAATCAAGCTGATTATGTTTGATAATTTTTCTGCTCTTTCTAAGTCCCCGGCACAAAGAAAAGTCACATTGGCGGCTGAAATACTTGCGGCCTCCATAAAAGACATAGTGATTTGTATATCTGGATTACGTGGATCAGTTTCGTTTTGTATAGAAATGATTTTCATTATTAGAATTAGTTTGTTTGTTCTGCTAAATTAGTTTGCATCTATCACTGACCGCTAGCGTTATGCTGTTAAACAAAGAATCAGTGGATTTCATGAAGCACGTTCTACAAAATTAGTTTGTTTTGTCTGTTGTCGCTTTCGGGATTGTTGTTTGAGTTCGTCGAGTTTTCTAAAGCGACCTGCGTCAAATCCACCACCGGGACTGTTTCTTTCTCTGCAGTAATGTTGGGATTTAATACCAACTAATCGAAGCATAAACACTCCTCTTGGGTTTATTAGCGTTTCATTTACTACGTAAACGCTTCCTTTTTTAATGAGTTGTTCACAGCCACATCGACTGGCTATGTCATTAACACAAACAACTTTATCTCCCGGCTTCATATTTTGTAGGATTCAATTATTGAATTAGACAAATTATTGATATACTCAACCCACTAGGTATATCAGCTAGTTGATAGCTCCGTAGTTCGGTGCGAGCCGAACGAAGTAACGAAGTGGGTTAAATACTAAGTAAATCATTCAGTTCCGCCAAGATAGCCTCTTTCTTGCCGACTTTCTGCTTTCTCGGGTTGGCTACGATAAGCACATCCTTGTCTTGTTCCTCTTTTTCAATCACAAACCAAGCATGGTGGCCGATGTAAAAACCATTGGGTGTGATGATTATGCAGCTAATCCCATCCGATGCACAAATCCGACCTCTTGACAATGGTAATCCGTGTATATGTCCAAGTTTATACTCAACAAGCCGCCAACCTAGCGCATACTTACTGTTGCTTAGGTCTAGTTTGGCACACATCTCACTGATTGAACGAAATGGATTGGGGACGAAGGAAGATGACATGGTGGTAGAACGCGCCATAAAGGTTATTCAACAGTTGTATTACCCACTGCTTGACCGTAGACTTTGTCCAAGAAAATCAACTCAATTTTTACATTAAGCTCATGTTGGTCTTTGTAGAGCTTAATATGGTCTTTGGCGACTTGCTTAATCGCAAGCTCGTTCTTTTCTTCAAACTCAGTTTCTTCGATGAGCTTGTTTGAGTCAACGGTGATGATACGAGCAATGGCAGTCATAGCTCAATCTCGTTTAAGTCAATACCATAACGAATCATAACATCTAACAAATCTTTAATGATTCGACAAGCCATCTGAAACTCACGAGTATCTATGTTACTATTATCCTCGACAAAATTATTGATTTCTTCGATTTTCATAACAATGATCAAGCCGCTTCGTGGGCTTGGTTAATTTCTTAGATTGTTATTTGCGCGGAACTGAGCAATGATCTGCACAGCCTCTATTAGACAAGCTTCGTTTTTGTTCTTGAATTGTTTAACTAACTGCGTTGCTCGTTCATTAACGAGATTAAACTTATTTTCCTCAAGCAGTTTGGCTATTTCTTCAGTAGCTTCTAAGACTTCACAGTAAGCGTTTTGCATAAATTTATTTCACCGGCCAAACATACTCCAAATCATGTGGTTCTGTCCAGCCGAACTGACCATAGTGAATCGGATCTTTACGGAGCAAGTTAGAACGGTGGCTAGCGTGAAATTGTTCGTTGCCAAGCCAAGGAGTGCTTGACCAAGTCCCTTTTGCAAAAGGGGAGTTCATAATTTTGTCTGCACAAGTATCTTGGAATCCTCGATTTATCCATTCTTTACAAATAGTTAAACCATAAATACAAAGAAGTCCATCATAACCTCTCCACATCCTCACCGCTGGATGATTCTGCCAGCCATACTTACTATCACTCAACGCTTTCAAAATCTGCAAACACTCCACTCTCTGCTTGCCAAGACGTTTGTTATCTAAACAAGCTGCGGATTTAGCGAAGTCTGGGTATGGAAGGAAAGTTTGGATAATTACAGGCTGTTAGTATTATGTGTTTTCAAATAAACTTGTCTGGCTTCTATTGCCTGTTCAATAGTGTCAAACATGCCTATATGAACAAAGGCTCTATCTTTTGAACAATAAGCTCTCCACTTTTGGTTAGCTTCCATCCAAACAATACCTTTGTGCTGTGATTTACCGTGCTTCCAGTTTGCTTTTCTTATATTCTCTGCGTGTGAAATGAGTTCAAGGTTTTCTAAACGATTGTCTAGTCCATTGCCGTTTTTATGGTTAATGTCTAAACCACAAGCAGAAGCTGAGGCTAGACCTTTTAACCAGAAAATGTATCTGTGCATTAAGTGTTTATCAGTCCCATAAAAAGGTCTACCTTGCGCGTAGCAAAGACCATTGCCACATTTTAATGTATGCCAAGGAAAAGAATTTACTTGTTCAAATACGTCATCATCAACAAAACATTGTTTGTTACCATGTAATACAATAGTCTGCATGGCGGCTTTACAGCAAGATATACAAAACCAACGCCAACACAAAGAACAAGAACATTCCTACAATGTCGCTGGCTTTTTCGGTTCGGCTATTTTTCACGTTATTTGTGGTTTTTATATGGTGTAGAATTTATAAACTTCGCAATGTCTATTGCTTGTTCTTTCATTCCACGGTAGAACTCAGTAGCATGGTTCGCTTCATTGGCCAGACGGCTATCAATCTCCGCTTTTGCGTATTTTCTGGCTTGTTCTTCCACAAAGGCTTCTATTTCTTTGATTGTCATAAAGGTGATCCTCCCACCCTAACTCGCTCATTTAGCTTTCTGGACATTCTTGCCTAACCTTTGGTCGATAGCGACTATGTTAAATCCCATAGCTAGGTTGTTGCCTATTCTGCTTGTCGCGGCCATAGGCAGGAACCAACGTGACATAATCTTCTGTGATTTTGGTTTGCATAAAACTTAATCCCTCCTCACCTACTCAACCAACAAGCAAACATGTTTTTGCTTTTTCAACAATCTTTCCGGCTTTATTATACAAAGAGGCACAGCACGTATCTAGCGACGACTTACTATGCTTAACTTGTGCTGGCGTCGTGTTTGTGTCCTTGTGGGATTGTTTTGTCGATGTTTCGGTGAGGGAGGGAAATTGAACCATGAAAGAGATCGCCTTGGCTGAGAGGGATGCTTTGATTGCTTCCGGGCTGATTGGCAAGATGGCTTTCATGGCGATGATCAGCATATCAGGCTTTCTCCCCATTGCAATAGCTTTTTTCTTCAAAATGGGCCTATTTTGAGGATTTATTGCTTGGCTCTCGGGCTGATTGGCATAGGGCTTGCTATATCAGCCAAGCTGCCTGATAACCCTTAGCAAGTCTCTGGCCAATCTCCGCTTGGCGGATTCTTTCAATCTAGCCTAATGAACATTATTTCTCTCTCTCAGGCTGATCGGCTGGAGGCTGTCGGTCGCCGACGGACTACCCCCCGGGGCTTCTGATTTTTGCTTCCTCGCTTTGCTAGGCAAAAATTTCCTACCTCTTTTCGTTTCAGTTCTCCTTCTTCGTTTGCTTCGTTCTTTCCTTGTTTCCTTTTCGCTCTCTTCTCTCTTGTTTCCTTATATATATATACAGAACAAGAACAAGGAAATCTCAAGTGCAATTCAGAAATTGAATCGAACTCAAAGCGAAAGCGAAATTTTGAGTGAGCGAAACTTTATCTTTCGGCGAAGCTTGGCTAAAATAGTCCGTCGCCGACCAACAACCGCAAGAAAAATCGCGCTAGGATTGGATATAGGGCATTTTGATTTTGGGAATATCAGCATAGCGGAGCGGCAATCAAAATTGATTCTAGCTAGCCGCAAATCGCCGCAAGAATGATTCTAGAATCCTGAATGCAAAAAGAGCTAGCCAAAAGCTAGCTCCTGATCAAAAATAGCCAATTTACCTATTTAATTCAGTCCATAGCCAAAATCATCATCCCACATGTGGCAAATGGCGATTTTAATCCCTATAAACCCCCATTCTGGAATAGATTTAGCGCAGAGTATCCAAGCGCCGTCGATATAAACAAGGCGTTTTAGCATAGAAAATAACCCAGCTTAGTAACTTCGCTAGGTTTTGTATTAGATTAGATAGCTGAAACGTCAATGTTGGCTTTCTTAGCCTTGTCCAGTTCGGCAAACTTCGCCGCTGCGCTCGCATTGCTAGCAAACCCTCCCAATTTCTCTGTCGCGAGGCTGGCAATCAACTCCTTAAACTCCGCCTCAATTATCTCCGCTGCTTCACTTGTAATCTTAGGGCCGCTTGTCAGCCAATCCCTTACTTGCACCATGCTCGCAATCGCACAAAGTGTGCCAGAGCTTGGGTCAAGACTCGGCAATTTAGCCTGAATCTCTTTCAACATATCCTTCCAATCATTAGCTACGAATTTCATACTGTTTTTCCTTTTGTTTTGTGAAGCTTAATTGCTTCAGTCAGGCTAATTTTTAGGCTAGCCTGAGTGAAACCATTAAACAACATCAAAAGACCGAGCGCGGATGGTTAGCGTTGCTTCTAACTTAATCCGCTTTTTCTCTTCGATTTTGTTATTATCGTAACGGTTCATTGTCGGGGTTTCGGCCAAAATAGCATTCAGCCTTGCAAGCTGGTCGCTATTCATCGCAACCATTGATTCCGCAACCATTAATTCTCCGCCGATGCTGACTGGGATGTTCGTGATTTCCATATTTTTCCTTTTGTTAGTAAGCCAGATTCATTTCTAGCTTCTGAGGCTAGCCTATCAGCCTATCAGCCTTAATGCAACAACTATTTTCAAAATCTTTGCCGATTTAGTTTTAGCCTTTTATCCATTCTTGTCCTCTTTGGCATCTCCCTTGCTAGCCTTGCTTCCTATCCGCCAAGCTAATTCCATGCCAACCATTCTCGCTATCTTGCTTGTCCTCGTTCACTAGGCTAATCCTCTCCATTAGTCCACCTCGCTAATCATCTTCATTAGCCTAGTTAACTATTCCTCTCCCTCCCGTCCGCTAATCCTCCCTCGTTGGCTAGCCAAGATATTATGTTCTTCGTCCTGCTTGTCCGGGTCCCCCTAGTTTTGGTTGTCAAAATCTTAGTCAGGGCCTTCCTTCCAACCGCACAAAAAATCCTATTAACCAGACTGTCTAGATTATTCTAGCAAGGCAGGCTGGCAGATTGGCAAAAATAATTCTTGCATCGGTAGAAGTAAGGGTGTATGGTTCAACCAGATGCAGGAAAATAGCCAACCTACCCAGCCGCCAAGCAGCCAAGAACGCGAAAATGCGTTTGAAACGACGACTAAGATGTTAGAATTTAGCGAACAGATTAGGAGTATATTACTGGCACAGCCGTTGAATCCGTTGGTTAGATTGGAGATGCGGAGTATGGGACGGTTGGAACAAGAACAAGTTTGTTCACTAACAAATACATAACATTATGCACTACAGAAACGGCAGAGAAGCAAAGAACGGTGACAAGATAGTTCAACTCACAACTGAAGGTGGAAAGATCACACATCTTGGAGTTCTATATGACGCAACTCCGGGTGATGATTATTGCAATGGGTCAATCGCGCCATTGCCTCAACATGCTGGAGCGTGTCTGTGTGATTGTTTGCATGTAGACGACCTTACAGCTATCCTCGTTGAAAAAGGTTGGGATAAACGACCAAGTGGTAAGTAATTGTGGAAAATAAGACTAACATAGTAACGAACAGCGGGTTGGCGGATTTGCTAGACTTAGATGTTGACGACTTGAAGTCTAATGGTTGTCCTAAACCTTATCGGTCGGATAAACCAAGTAAGTATGAACTCAAGCATGGGTTGGATTCAATAATTGAATCAGACAAAAGCCGCGAGCGAAGAGATACGCAGAGCACTAAGCCACGAGCGGGTAGCGAGACAGTTGCAGTACCTAACGAAAGTGAGGAGAAAGAAGATTACTTAGCTTTTCATGGAATCCGCCGACCAGAAACCCCTCTCCAAACCGAAAAGCCTTATCATCGCGTGATGTTGTATTTAGCCGCTGAGGGTAATAACGCGACAGAGATTGCAGAAAAGACTGGATATTCGACAGTTTGTGTTAATAATCTACTCCGCCAACCGTGGGCGGCTAAGAAAATCACTCAGATTCTTGAAGAAAGCGGTCGGTCAAAGGTTGAGCTTGTCTTGAAGGGTGCTGCGTTGGCGGCTGTTGAACGACTGATCACTGAAATGGACAACCCTGATGCTCGATCTAGCGAACGTACCTCTGCCGCCGATAAGCTATTAGATCGTGTCTATGGCAAGCCTAACCAACCGTTGTCAGTTAAATCCGAAGGTAAGAGCTTGGACCAAATGAGTGATGCTGAAATCGCCGCTGAGTTGGAGAAGATTAGGAGTAATCGCAATTAGTCCGCGAGGGCGAAGCCTGATCTAAACACCCCCTACTATGCAAGTATCAATAACCAAACTAACCATTACGATTGGTAAACGTACGATTGAGTTAACAAGTGAGGAGGCGGTTACTTTGCAGCAGGAGTTGAATCAGTTGTTTAATAGGGCTAATCCTGCACCGGTTTGGCCGACCCCGATTATTATTGATCGCTACCCACATAATCCGATTTTGCCGTGGGAAGTAACTTACACTAGCTTAGGCACCGCCGAGGCGACTTTGAGGATAAACTAACCTCCCGCCGAGTGGCGAAGCCATCTCGGTCTAAGACAATGTTCGATTCAATTATAGCAATGTATGCAGCTTGTTTGAAAGTAAAGCAGGTTGTTTGGTTTTGGGAGATTTAATAGTGGCCAACGAGCAACAACTTTTAGAAGCTGCATTACTTAGACGTGAATGCCGTAAGTCATTGAAGAAATGGTGCGAAGAATGCGGTAAGGACTTAGGTCAACGTCCCGCCAAACATCATGAACTTATCATCGAGCAACTGGAAAAAATTACATTTAACCAGTTGCCAGCCGACAAAATCGGTGTTATTATTTTGGTTCCGCCGGGTGCAGCAAAATCTACTTACAGTTCGGTCTGGTTTCCTCCGTGGTTTTTAGGACAACGGCCAAATAACAACATTCTTGCTTGTTCTTATAGCTTCACCTTGGCTGAAAGATTTGGCAAACGATGTCGCAACTTGATTGAGGAGAAACAAAATGTGCTTGGTTACTCGCTTTCTAAACATTCTCAAGCTGCTGGTGATTGGGCCACTTCTACTGGTTCGGTTTATTTTGCGGCTGGTGTGGGCGCTGGCATCGCGGGACATAGGGCTGACCTTGGACTAATTGATGATTATTTGGGTTCCCAAGAAGACGCTGATAGTAAGCTCATCCGCGACAAACAATACGACTGGTTCTGGTCAGACTTTTGGCCGCGGCTTAAACCCGGTGCGAAAATAGTAATCATAGCCAACCGGAGACATGAAGATGACTTAGTTGGTAGGTTACTTGCCGAAGACTCCAACAAGTGGATACTCATAAAAATCCCCTACTTCGCCGAAGACAACGACCCGCTTGGACGTGCTTCCCATGACAACTACAACGCAGAATCCCGTATCTGGCCAGAATGGTTCACCGCTGCGATGGCTGATCAAGTTCGGGTTATGGCTAAAACTAACCCTCGTTTGTTTGCTGGGTTGTATCAGCAGCGTCCTGCCCCCGAAGAAGGTGACTTTTTCAAAAAGGACTGGATTGTTCGTTACAACATCGCTGACTTACCTCCAATTTCATCCTTACGAATTTACGTGGGAAGCGACCACGCCGTCCGAGCTAAAGAGGAAAACGACAAAAATTGTTTACTTCCTGTCGGAGTTGACAGAAATGGGCGTATTTGGATATTACCGAATTGGTACTGGGGTCGGTGTGATACAGGCGAACTAGTCAAGCGCATGATCGACCTAGCTGAACAATACAAGCCTTTGCGTTGGTGGGCAGGAAGTGATCACATCACCGGGTCGATTGGTCCGTTTCTTAGTAAGATGATGCGGGAACGAAATGTCTTCTTTCCGTTGGAAGAAGTAACCTCTGGCCGTGCTGACAAATCCGCTCGTGCACAATCTATCGCCGGTCGTATGTCACAAAAGATGGTCATGTTCCCTAACATCGCCGCCATGAACCAAGCCGAGCATGAACTATTGACTTTTCCGGGTGGTACTCATGATGACTTTGTCGACGCATTGGCTGAAATTGGTCGTGGACTAGACAAGATTCTTTTACCCGACAAAGCTCCTGAGTCAACTGGTCCTGAGAAGTTTATCCAAGAGATTAACAGTTTCCGACCAACAGTAGGTTGGCTGCGGAGACAGGATAACCTCGCCACCGAACGTGAACGTTTGTCATACCAAGACAACTAATGAACTTTTCCTCAGCTATTTTAGGTCATTTGGTGGGTGATTACTTGTTTCAAAATGACTGGTTAGCTATTAACAAGAAAACTAATTCTTGGGTGTGTTTGCTTCATTGTTTGATTTGGACTATTTGTGTTTGTCTCTTTGCTCAAATAGGTTCTTGGGTCGCGTTTGTTGTTTTATTGGTTTCGCACTTTCTTCAAGATAGGACCAGTATTGTTTCTTTTTATATGAAAACAGTAGGACAAAAACAATTTCTTACTGGTCCTTGCGCCCCTTGGAGTGTTATAGTAGTTGATAATGTTTTTCACTTGCTTGTTATTTGGTTTGTCTTGCGCTTTGTATGATTGCTGAATCTCCCACAACCGTCCCGCCTTCTGATACCAACTTAGCCGAGCAAGAGACTCCTGAGTTGGTTAGCCAACGTGCTGAGGTAAAGCGTTGGCAACAAAAGGTGCAATCCGCCAAGATGCACTTCAAAGACGACTTCGACCGGATGCGAATGAACATGGAGTTCGTGGTAGGGTTTCAATGGAACAACCAGCGGAAGATGGACGATGAACGTTACATAGCTAACTTCATTCTTCGTTTGATTAAACATAAGGTCGCTACTTTGTATGCTCGTAACCCTAAGACTGAATGGATTCGCCGCCAACGTAGAGACTATATGGTGTGGGACGGGAAGCTTGAGAGTTTGATGCAAGCGGTGCAAGTAGCACAACAGACTGTTGCAATGGGACAGGTACTTGACCCACATACAGCTTTGTTGTTGCAAGATTTTATCGAAGGTAAACAATGGGAACAGCTTATCAACAATGTCGGTGATACACTTAACAAGCTTTATCAGTACCAAATTGACACCCAAGAACCTGAGTTCAAGACCCAAGCTAAGGATGCGGTAGATAGAACGTGCGTTTGTGGTGTTGGTTATGTACGAGTGAATCTTTGTCGGACTGGGGAGCAAAATGAGCTAACTCAGTCTACAACTAAGTCCCCTGAGATTGAACGGGTTAAGCGGGCTAAACTCATTCTTGACCAAATTACCAGCGGCGACGTCACAATGGACAGCGCACAAGTCACTGCGCTTAAGAGTTTGATTAGTTCTATTGGGGTTACGAACGATGATTCTGCTGAGTATGGCGGAATGAGTGAAAGTATTGTGTTTGATTTTCCTAACTCATCGAGCATTATTGTTGACCCTCGTTGCAAGCGGTTAAAAGGCTTTGTTGGTGCGAAGTGGATTTGTGAAGAGTTTAAGGTTACTCTCAACGAGGTCAACGCAATCTTTGGTACTAAGGTCCAGCCGGGCGGAGACTTGAAAGAGTATCAACAAACCAACTCTAACCAACCCTATGCTCGTAATGAGTCCAATGATGGATTGTCCGACATGGACAAGAAGGACCCGATTGTTTGTTTGTGGGAGATTTTTGACATAACCACCAAGTCAAGGTTCATTATTTGTGAGGGTTGGAAAGACTATATCTTGATGCCCGAAACTCATGAAGGCATTAACAAGTCTTTCTGGCCTATCTTTGCGTTGGTGTTTAATTCAGTTGAAACTGAAGCTGGGTGCAAAGCGACTATTTATCCTCCTAGTGATGTCCAATTAGGTAAGCCGCAACAGAAGGAGTGGAATCGTACAAGACAGGCTCTTCGTGGTCAACGTAAGGCCAATCGTCCTCGTTATCCATACGCTGATGGTCAAATCACCGCCGAGGACGCAAAGAAGGTCGCAACTAGTGATGATAATGAAGTGTTTCCAGTTAAGTTAATGCAGGGACAGAAGTTGTCGGACATTATTGCTCCATTGATTCCTGCTCCTATTGACCCGGCTGTTTATGACAACGCACCAGTTAAAGAAGACCTACTCCTTGCCACAGGTGCACAAGAAGCTAATCTCGGACCAGCACAGGCAAATGTTACTGCAACAAATTCAACTATCGCTGAACAGTCCAGAACATTGGTTGCAAGTTCGAATGCTGATGATTTAGATGACTGGCTTGCCAAGGTAGCAGAGTACACTGGTGGTTTGATGATTAAGACTTTTACAAAGGACACTGTTGTCGCCGCTGTTGGTCGTGGTGCTGTGTGGCCAGAGAGTGAACAATCCAAAGATTTGTTCAGCCGAGAGATACTTCTAACCGCTATTTCTAGTTCGTCTGGCCGTCCAAACAAAGCACTTAACATTCAATCGTGGATGCAGATTGCGCCTGTGTTACAACAAGCTGGTGCAAACCCGTTCGCAATCATTGAGAAAACCATCGAGGTCTTTGATAGTAACATCGACCCGGAAGACTTTTTCCCCCTACCGATGCCACCACAAGCTTCTACTGGTGGCCAGCTTGAAAATGGCCAAGCTGGGGTTGCGGGCAGTGGGGAAACTACGCAGCCAAGTCCAGAAAGCGCACAGACTGATCTAGGCCCACTGCGAGGGTCGAGTCAGATGATGCCATCTGGGGTGGAACCAATGCAGGCGGGAGATAGGACCGCCGTGGCTGCGTAGGCTTTTTACTATGGAAAAAGAACGAGCACAAGAACTGGTTGATAAGTTTATTAAGGAAGTAGGAGAGTTTGTAGATACAGCACAAATTTTTCTAACTTTTCATGACGGGGAAATGACGTCTTCGTATGATAAAGGAATGGGTAATTTCTTTGCTCGTAAAGGTCAAGTGGATGAGTGGTTGGTTATTCAGCGTGAGTTTGAAAAGAATTACGCCAAGAAGAAAGATAACGAGCAGTAAATTTCCTCCAACAAATCAATGTTGGTTGTACTGAAAGAAACATGGATACCGAGACAACAAATACAGATGTAAAAGATACGAACACTTCATCTGGTGTTCAAACTGCACAAACTCAGCAAACTGATACTCAGACTGGACAAAAGTCTGGCGAGTCCAAAGAGCCGACAGTGCTAGAAACAGCACAACGAGTCTTTGACGAACACGCTAAAAAGGAGGCCACTCCCAAAGAGGTAAAGAATGCACAGGACGACAAGTCTCAGAGTTCTGATAAAGATAGTAAGATTCAAGAATTGAATCAGACTAAGAAGAAGGAAGATGTGCAAGACGGAGAGGATACGACCAAGAAAGGTGACAATGGCGAAGAAGGCGACAAACAGGGTGACGAACTTGAAAAGCTGGCCGAAACTAAAGGTCCTGTTCCTTACCAACGCTGGAAGCCGCTTTACGAAGAAAGTAAAGCACTTAAAGCTGAGGTAGAGAATAGTAAGCCACTAGTCGAGGGACAGAAACAAATTCAAGACTACTGCGTTAAAAATCAAATCACTCCAGAACAGTTCTCCCAAGGACTGGAACTGTTGGCTTTGATGAATAGTAACCCACAAGAGGCAGTCAAAAAGTTAGCCTCTATCGCTGGTGAGTTGCAAGACATGACTGGTGACCGTTTGCCAGAAGACCTTGCAGCGGAAGTAGCGAGTGGGGATATTAGTGAGAATCGTGCCAAGGAGTTGGCTAAGTTGCGTGCACAGACTAAACAAGGTCAGCAGCAACAGGAACGTAGCCAAGCGACCATTCGGCAAGAACGAGAACAAGCATTGATTCGTGAAGTTGGTAATGCGTCGAATAGTTGGATTACGGGGAAACAATCCGTCGATCCTGACTTTCGGCCAAAGGCTAATGTCAATGCAGTGGATGGTAAATACGAGTGGGTACGTGAAAAGTACTTGGCAATGACACAACAAACTGATGAGCATGGAAAATTTGTATTTCCTGTTCGGTCGGCTGCGGATGTTTCTAAGTATTTGGAGCTTGCCTACAATGCTGTTGAAAAAAGTCTCGCTTCGTTTCGTCCAAAGTCATCTAACAAAGGTTCTAAAAACCTCTCTGCGAATAATTCTAACGGCGGTCAGGAAACAGAGCCAACCTCGATCTTGGAAATAGCCAAGCGGGTTGGTGCAAAACACGGTATTAACATTTAACAACAATAACAAAATATGGCAACACTAGGTCTTAGCGTGGCGAACGACATCGCCAACCAAGCACTGATTCTCTATGTCCGAGGTCAGGCATTGGCTCAAACTACACAGGACAAACCCTTGCTTAAGTGGCTGCGGGATAATAGTAAGACATTCAGCTCTGGTAACTTGCAAATCAGCGAACCTGTGCAGGGTGTGTTTATGTCGGACACTGCTGGGTTCTTGCAAGGTATTACGGAGGACGATGCGGTATTGTTTGCACAGGCACAGAATGTGCTTCGTGCAGCATATACATGGAAAGAAGTCATCACTGGACTTATCATCACTTGGACTGAATTGCTCAAGGACGGTATTACGGTGACCGACGATGGTGACACTCAGCAACATAGTGATGTTGCGCTTACTCGACTGGCGAGCATTCTTGAGAGTCGGCTGTCGGACTTTGGTGAATCTAATTCTCGTGCCATGAACACCATGTTCTGGCAGGATGGTACGCAGGATAGTAAGCAAATCGCCGGTGTGCGTTCTTTGTTGAACGACACTCCTGCGGTTGGTACTGTTGGCGGACTGAACAAAGCTACCTATGCGTGGTGGCGTCAACGCGCTACTTTGAACCTCGCTCCGAGTGCTCAGAATAGCGACATGATTAAGTTCTTCAACAGTGAGTTGTTGCAACTTAAGCGGTATGGTGGTAAGCCAGATAAGGCGTTGTGCGGGAGTGAGTTTCTTGATGCCCTTCGTACTGAGGTGGTCGCTAAGGGTTCATTGACCATGACTGGCTTCCAAGGTAAAGCAACGGAGATTGGGATTAACACAGTGAGCATTAATGGTTTGGGTACGTTTGAGTATGACCCGACTCTTGACTCATTGGGTATGTCTAAGCGGTGCTTTGTGATGGACAGTCGTCGCATGAAGTATCGTCCAATGGAGAAGGAAGACATGCGTGTGATTAAACCAGAGCGTCCTTACAACTATTTGGTTTTCTTACAAAACGTCAAGTCTACTGGTGCACTTACTATGACTCAAATGAACGCATTTGGTTGCTACGGTATTGCTTAATTTGTAGCATTCAATTATTGAATTCAACATGAAAATGAATATGAAAAAACTACTTGTTGTTATTGGTTTGAGCATTGGCTTGGTCTCCGCCAATGCTCAAAATCATCTCACCCAAAGCTTTCTAGCTTCTGGGATTTCGTCTGTTACATGTTCTAACTTGGTTAATCCTACGAATTTGGTTAGTTCGATTTCGTGGGGGACTAACGCTTGGGGCACGACGTTTACAAACCTTGGCAGTCAGGTGACTGTTACTAATGGTTACGCGGAAACAGTTAATCCGTTTGTGAATAGTGTGGCTTTGTGGGTTGACCGTGAAGGTCGGCCTTATACGCAAGTTAGCACTAACGTAACTACTCCTGCTATTGTTCCTTCACCGATGAAAGTAGTGATTAAGACAATCGCAGGCGCGGTGGCGGACTCGGCGGTGACGTTTGAGTTCTCGCCGGTGTATGATAATATTGGTGACGGCACTGAACCCACTGGCTCTGTTGAGTCGTGGATTTGGAGCTTTACGCCAACGGTTAGTACTACGCAGGTTATGTCAACCAATGTGCCTTTGTATCAATGGGTTGGTGCAAAGGGCTTGCGTCTGCGTCGGGTGACCAATGCGGATACGACTACTGGTGATGGTAGCGTTAAGTTGGTTACTTGCGAGTTGGTTGGTTTCCGTCCATAACAAACAACCCCGCTGACAGACCGGATTGAATAGTCTGTCATTTTAATAATGAGTGATCCTGTAAAACCTATTGAAGCACCGAAAGTAGTCGGTGGTATGCCGATTGCGGACATTTCGTTGAAAACTGACCAATTTGGGTCTAATGTGCAGTTGAAAGATGTAACCCCTGCTGAGGCTTTGTTGCTGGTTGCTGAGTTTAACCGTGCCGCCGGCGGAGACCCGATTGTTGAACTAACCAATGAACGTTCTGTTGTTCGTACTGATGACACGGAAATCATGCGGTTGAAACAAAAATATGCAGCAGTGAAGGTGAATAGTCTGTTCCCCGGTTCGAGTCCTGCGTTGCCAAAGAATTTTGCTGAGGCACGGACTAAGGGACTTAACACTTCTACTGCCAACGCCCGGCTCTTGACCCATAATCTCTAACTTTTCCTTGTATGCCACGTGGAACTACACTTGCCAACTTGCTAGCCATGTTGAAAGCCGAGATTGGCGACAACGCGACTGGCAATACAATCCGAGACAACGAGTTGAAACAGTTGCTAGCCAACAAGCAACAGCTTCTAGCTTCAACGTATTCGTTTGCTTTCTTGGAACGTAAATGGGATGTGGTCGTTCCCGTGGCGACAAGGTATGTTACAATACCAACGACGACAGCGACAGGGAGTGATTTTGCAGCGACAGGGATAGTGATTAGTATGGAACATCAGATAATGGTGGAAGTGTTTTGGGGGACTGTTTGGTTGCCAGTAGAATATGGTGTTGACCAAATGGATTTGTCGGTGTTTAATAGTGACATAGCCGGACGGACTTATCCACAAATACTTCGTTGGCGCTGGGCAAGCAATGTGAATGATACTGCACCGACCACAGCGAATCAAATCGAGGTTTGGCCAGTACCTAGCGTTGCACAGACTATTCGCATCACCGGCCAACGTGCTTTGAAAGCTTTAACCAGTGATAGCGACACCGCTGACCTAGATGACATTATGTTGGTTAACTTTGTCGCGGCCGACAAACTTACCATGTCTGGACAGTTGGAGAATGCAAAACTTAAGTTGGCAATCGCCAACCAACGACTTACCAATTTGAAAGCGTCTTATCCAGAACGACAAGAACGCTTAATCATGGGTCAAGATTCGTATATGACTCGTGAAGACAGACGTGCGGTACCAATGGTTGTTATCGCGCCTTAACTTAGAAAAGGAATACAATGAAAATTAACTACAAAGCATATAACGTGGCCAGTGCAGTGGTACACCCAGCAGGGGGCTACATTAACCGGCTAGCTGGTACTTTTATTGGTGGTTCGTCAACAACGACATATTTACAAATCCACGACGCAAAAGAGGTTCCCGCTAATGGTACAGTGCCTTTGCGAAGTTGGCAAGTTAGCGACGCTAGTCCTTTTCAACAAACGTGGATTGAAACTGAGCTAACGTTTCTTAATGGATGTGTGATCTGTTGGAGTACAACAGAGAATTCCTTAACTGCAAGTGCCGAGACTGGTGATATTTTTGTTGAAGGAGAGAGCCCTTATGACAATACAGGATACTCTACTGCTGGTGATTTAACTACAGCTGACGACGTTCTCCAAGTTTGGGCCGATAGTGCTGGACCAAAGGTGTTGAAGCGGATAGAGTTTACAAAGATAGCTAACGCTGGCGAGACGGTATATGGGCTTTTGTTCACAAAAGATTCTCCTGTTGCTGGTGATGTTAGTCCATTTCCCTCTATCGCAATTCCAAATACTGAGTCTATTGATGCTCGTTTTGATGAAGTTAATCTCTTGTCACAAGGAACTGGAGTGGTTAGTGGAAGCATTAAGACTAACAATGGAACGCTGTATGATGGTCTAACTGTAGCTATTAGTATTACATCTGGAGTTTTAACTAGTCCAGAGGAGGCAGATACATACTACGCTATTCGTGTAACCTATAAATAAGGAACTCGATGAAAAAGACTATTTTGCTTTGTTTGTTTGGTTATACTTGCTTGGCGGATGTTTTACCGCCAAACCCATCCACTCCTGCACAAGTTACAGCAGGGACTAGTAAAAATACATACATTAGCCCTTGGGCGTTAGCTCAAGCAGCAGTGTCTGGTGGAGGAGCGGCAGTAAGCAATCAAGTAATTGCAGCAGTGGTGGCGAACTTTTACACAAATAATACACCGCATTACTTACAAGGTGACGCTCGTTTAGGCGCAAGCACGGCTGGATTGTTGCAGTGTTCAGTGACCAATGCAAATAATTCCTTGTTTTTTCAGTATCAATACGAGTCGTTTTCAGTAGCAGCTACTAGCAATACGCTTCATTTTGTTGTACCTCCTAGAGGTTGGTATAAGTTTATTGGTGTTACAACCACAGCAACTGACGGCTCGCAAGCGTTGACTTATTATGCTACAAATGGTAGTGTAGTGTACGCAAGTTTGTCTGGTGTGACTAGACAAGTGATTGCTTTTGGGACGAGTAATTATATGTCTGGTACGAATATTATTTACAACACAGAGCCGACAGTGCCTTTTATGTTAAATGGTAATTTCGATCTTTCTGGTTCAGGAAATACATTTAACGCCAACGCTTCGTTATTTAGCGGAACTCTTGCTTCGTCTCGTATTGGTATACAAAACTACCCTAATGTGGCTATCAATTCTACTGATGGGTCTATTAATGGACTTGGAAATGTTTTAATAGCTACCCGCTTTTCGACTAATAATTCTGCTCATGGTGGTGGAATTATTGGAGGTAAATATAATACTATTCTAGGTGCAGATGGGGATACTGGTGGGGAGTCGGATGGTATTTTGTTTAGTGAACACTCTAGCTTTGATGGAGATAATTCACAGTCAGTTATGTTGGGCGGTATTTGGAATTTAGTGGGAAATGGAGATGGTGGCGGTGGTTTAGTTACAATTATTGGTTCGAGTAATAGGCTTACACAAGCAGCACCCGCTGCTATTATTGCTATTGGGTTTGGGTTGCGCACGACCAACTCACCAACAGGAGGCACGGATGCGGGAAATTCTTATTCTGGTCAAGTCATTGAAATGGGCATTTCCGACACAAAACGTATAAGGTTCGAAGGGAATAATCTTAATGTATATGGACTTTCACTTTCTTCTGCGGGTGCGATTGGCGGTTCACAGATTGTAGGCTCGACTAGCGTGTCTTCTCCTTTGTTTGTAGATTCTGACCGTGGTGCTGGTAGAGAACTGGCTATGTGGAACGGGACTAGTTTATCTAGTCTTACAACATATTCTCTAGACGCCGATGATGATTTTCTTATTGGGGATGGGCAAGGATTAACTGTTGGTAATGCCACTCCTGCTTCTGCTAGTGCCGCTGGCACAGCAGGAACTTTTCGTTATGATGCAAGTTTTTTGTATATCTGTATTGCTCCTAATACATGGAAGCGTGTAGCAATTTCGACATGGTAATGGCAAATGTCAACTAAATCAACATGGGCAGCTATAGTTGGTGGAGTTGCAGTAGTAGGGGGTATTAGTTATGTTGCGTTGTTGCCTACGGCTCCTAAAAAGATGTTGATAACGGCGAACTATACGGTAGATAAACTACCTGAGACCAGAAACTGGATTTTTGAGTGGATACATACAACGAACGTTGCAGTAGGTCAGTGGCAGGTTTATACACAAATTATAGGGACCAACACATTAACTGTTTCCTATCAACAGTATCAACAAGACTTTTTCACTATTGGTCGGATTCTGGACAGAACGTGGACTAATGTTTACATAATTCTGGACATTTATACTAATCAGTATTATAAAATCCATAAACAATAAAATCGTTATGAGCGAACTAGGGGAACGCGTGATGGCGTTAGAAGTACGAGTTCAACGTATGGAAACAATAGAAAGACGACTAGCTAGACTGGAGATTAACCAAGCTAAGTGGTTTGGTGGTATGATGGTTTTTCAGTTCTTGATTACGCTAGGGTTGGGGGTTTGGTTGAAATTACATTAAAATTTATGAAGGCGATGACGAAATATCTCGACTGGAAAGGGTGGTTAGAAGGGTTTTATCTTAGTTGGATTAAGACCGTGACTGATACGTTACTTGCGTTGGTTGCGTCTAATGGGGCGCAGGCACTGGGGGTTCCACATATTGGATTGAATTGGCAACAAGCAGGAGGATTGTGCGGAACACTTACGATTGTGCAGATTATTCGCTACCTTAACACAAAGCCAATGCCCGATAGTATTACCTCTGAGGAAACTGCTGATACACAGTTTACAACGACAACAACAAAAACAACTGTTACTGATAAGGAACAAAAGTGAAAAAGTTAATTAGCTCAGTTTTGATCGTAACCATGCTTTTGGTTGCGGGATGCGGAACAACTACACCAAAGAAAGCAGCTTATACGAGTTTGGCTGCTGTTGGCAGTGCGGTTAATAACGCTGGTGATGCGGTGGCGACGGCAAGACTCCAACATAAGGTTAGTGATAATGATTGGGAACAAATCAAAGAAGCCCATCGGCGGTATTTAGCTGCGTATAATACTGCCTGTACAGTGGCGGCTTATGATTTTACTAAGTATGCCCCTGAGGAGTTGGTTAAACTGGAACTTGAATTTTTAAATATGGTTAACATTGTATTAGGAGATAAGTAACATGAGCCCTTGGATACCGATTATTGCACAGTATGGATTACAGTTTGCTCTTGAGTTGAAAACAATTTTGGAACAAAAAGGGGAACCGACAAGTCAGGATTTTACTGACCTGATTAAGAAGTACGGTACTGAAACGTTAGAGCAAAAGCTAACTCGCTTGGCTGGAACGATTCCTAAGTAAGATTCAATTATTGAATCAGACAATTTCCTAGCTTTCGTAGCTAGGTCTAGCCACCCTGTGTGGACAATTACATGCTCCTCGTCATCGTCATTTCCCTAGGGTGGATAATTTAATAGTATGGCAAAGAAACAAATCAACATTAGTAGTTTTAAGAATGGACTAGATGCAAGGCGGGATGCGCTTGTGTTGGGTGGGAATGTCTTGTTGACTGCACAGGATGGACATATCACCCAAGGCGGAGACTTTGAGAAACGGAAGGGTTTCTTTGAGTTTGCGAATACGGCGATTTTAGACACTAATGGGGATACTGGGTGCTTTGGATTGCAGGACACAATCAATGGCCTGTATCGGTTTGGTTCAGCGATTGTCTATGGCGGGAGTGTGACACTTAGCCAACCCACCTTGGCTAGCGCAATGCCGACTGGAGTTAGTTATCAGCAGCTAAAACATCCGGCGATTTATGACGGGACGACGTATGATCGAACCAAGCATAGAATGACCGCGGTGGTGACAAATGCCTACACTGGGGTTGCACAAGCTATTGCAACGTTTGCAGATGGGAAGAAGTATTTGTACTATAATGGTAATCTAGTAGAAGAGATTACCGCTGGTAATATAATGGCGCATCTTAGCACCAATGCGTTGATTGCCAAGAACCTAGCTAGAGTGGTTAATGCGACGGCGGATAAGTTTACTGCTGCGTATTCAGGAAGTAATACGTATGTGGATATTACTAGTGACATTGGGTATGATTTTGAGAGTCAGATTACGAAGAGTAGTACCAGTGGGACGATGGTAAGTGTGACTACTGCCGAGGCTACGTCAGCGATTGCGGCAGTTGAACCCAAGGCGAAGTTTAGAATCATCGCTGGTGAGGACAACGCAAAGGCGTTTAGTACGTTGACAAATGATGGCACTGCACCAGCGAATGGGAGTTCGGTGACGGTGGGAGGGATTACGTATACTTGGAAAACAGTTATCTCAGCCAATCATGATGTGCTGATTGGAAACACAGCCAATGGTGACGCAGCGATGACTAACTTAGCCAGTGCGATTAGTTTTACTGGTGTAGCAGGAACAGACTACGTAGGCACAGCGGCTAATCCACAGGTTTATACTGATGCCTATAATACTGGTGCAAATACATTAAAGGTCTGGGCACGCACTCCGGGGACTGGAGGTAATAGTATTGCGACAACCACTGCTGGCACTAGCCATGCAAGTTGGACTGGCGCGACATTGGCAAGTGGAGCGGACACGAATAAGATTACTAGCATTCGTGCGGGCGGGAGTGAGATACTTGGTACGGCGGTTAATTGGATTACGAATTCAAATACTACAGCTACGTTGGTGGCGACACAGATTAACGCATATGCAAGTGGATATACCGCCGAAGCGAGCGGAGATACAGTGATTATTACTGCTCCAGAAGGCGGGACTACGTTGAATGCTACTGCACTGACGGTGACGGTTAGTGGCCAACTTTGTGTTGGTGACTTCTTTGCTGCGTTTATTGTTGGTGGGGCAGGATTCACAATAGCGAATTTTAACATTGATGCGGTAGATGTTAAAGGTGCTATGGGCGGAGGAACGTCGACAGGGAGTTATGCGGATTTGGCTACGTTTTGTGATGCCCTTGCTGTGTCGATTACTAACGTTGGAACCTATTCCGCCGTGGCAGTTGGAAATGTAGTCTATGTAGGGAAGCTGGTTACTACCAGTAATGACATTCCACTTAATGCCTATGTGACAATCACTCCTGCTGCCGCTAACAATGGTAGTGGCGTTACTCTTGGTAACGTTCCCGCCGATGGGACTTTCCTTGCTGCGGTTACACCATCAGCCAATGTAGCTAAAACTGGTGAACCAGTTAGTGGTGTTGGTGGGTTTGTGATTAGCACAGACAATGTAACTGTGGTGCCATATTTTGGAGTTGCGCCGTATAGTTATAACTGGGTAAAGCAAGAAGGTGACCCATTGGTTAATCCGTGGTTTGCGACATCAGCAACGACATTCTTCTACTTCAATGCAGGGGTTAGCTTTGTCAAAGGTCTCCATGCTGCTAAGTTTATCTGCGAGATTACTGACTCCAAAGGAGTCAAAGCCAACACTCCGTTGGTTAATGTAGTGATTACATATATCTAATATGGCAACGCAATTAGTTACAACTTGTTCTGCTTTTGCTGGTGGAGTAGCGGCAGTGACTGGCCAAGGAAAGACGGTTAGAGTGACGTTTGGGGGAACGTGGGCGACGAATGATACATATCTTTTGTCTTGTGTGTTTACTCAGTCAGGCATTAGTGAACGGTTTGGAGCAGGGGACTTAACCAACAAGGATATGAATTTTTTGCTTACGTATAATGAGAAGCAAAACGTTCTTGCGGAGCAGACTTGGTACTTTAGCCAACTGAACAATAGTACTTTGTATAACAATCCTGATGGAGTTGGGAATGGGAATATACAATTAGCTAATAGTGAGGGGATTAGTGAGGACTTAGTAGCCATTGCTCCGTTTCAGAACAAGATGGCGATTTTTGCCCCCAATAATACGTTTATCTATATCACTGGTGCAGAACCAGAGAATTATAGCAAGTCACAAGTTTTACAAGGAGTGGGAACGTTGGCACCATTGAGCGTGAAGGGACTGGGTATGTTAGAGGTTTTGTTCCTGCAAGGTGGGGTTAGGAGTTTGTTGGCTAGACAGAACGATCTAGCTGCTGGAATTACAGATATTGGAACTCCTATCGACCAGTTAATCTTGGACGCTGTTGATGGCGGTGCGAGTCAGACAGCAGCATGTGCTATTGTAGAACCAAACACAAGACGTTATTGGTTACATATTGGTGGAGTGATTTATGTATTGTCTAACTATCCACAAAGCGGAGTGGTCGCGTGGAGTACATATCTCCCTAAGGCTAGTACAACAGTAGGCTTGAAAGGTCAAATCTTTGATGAGTCGGGACTGATTACATCTGGAGTTTCGACGAACTCCTATTACTACTATCTTAAAGGAAACTCAACTGGGTTGGCTGTAGATACTGGCAATCTTTCTGCTTCTGGGTATTTTTACACTGGAGCGGACACTGAGATTAACATCGCAGGCACAATAGGACAAGCTTATACGGGAGAGTTGTACAAGGTTGATACGTTTGTTGACTTTACTCCTGTAAAGTTTGAAGTAAGTGGAAATGTGATTTACGTACTAGGTAGTGATAATAAGATTTATGCGTACGGAAGTAGTACAGGTTTGTTGTACGATTGCACGCAGGCGACACTACAAGTCCCTTGGTTGGCTGACGGAGCACCGATGACATTGAAGCAGTTTGACGCTATTGATGTTGCAATGAAAGGTGCATGGGTGATTAGTGCTGGGGCTGACCCGACAAGCGGGACACTTAGTAGTATATGGTCAGGCGGAAGTGCAAGTAGTCCTAATACACAAATCGACTCAACCTACGACGCATTGAAAATTCCATTTCAAGTACAAGGAACTCACGCGACATTTAAGGCGGTTAGTTCTTTGTCTAGTTACAAGCTTTGTCGGTTTAGCGGATTGAATATACTTTACATTCAACTGGAGACAACTTAATATGGCTAGTCCTAAGTGGCAAGATTATTTTACTGGCGGAGTGATGACAACCGGACAGGGGAAAACAAACCCTGCGGTGTTGGCGCAGATTTTGGAGAACCAAAGGCAAGCGAGTATCACCAAGGGCCAAGCAGAGGTGGATAAGGAGTTTGCGGGGTTTGATGATGGGTTTTATAACAAGAGGGCACAAGACTACATTAACTATGTAATGCCCCAACTGGGTGAGCAGGTTAGGGGTCAACAAAAAGGGATACAGTATGGACTCAGTGATAGAGGATTGACCAATAGTAGTGTGGCAAGAAACGCAATGAGCGGGTTGGCTAAACAGACCGCACTACAACAACAAGCCATAGCCGAACAAGGTATGGTGCAGGCACAAGAGTTGCAAAGACAGGTAGAGAGTAATAGGGCAGAGTTGTATAATCAGGTGATTAGTGCCAGTGACCCGGGGAATATTGGTAAGCAAGCTGGTGCAGCAGCGGCGACATTACGTCAACCGAGCACGTTTAGCCCATTTATACAAGCGGCGGGGACAGGATTAAACAACTATAACCAAGCTAGACAAATTCAAGACACAGCCACACTAGCTAATGCGTATAGTGCACCTACATACACCGCACCTTCTTCGAGTGGCTACAAGAGTTTCAAAATTAACTAACTAAACCTATGGCAAACGGAGCAGCAATTTCTGGTTGGACTGGCGCGATTGGTAGTGCGTTTCAACAACGCGCACAAATGGAGGCGAACAAAGAAGTTAGTATGGCCAAGACACAGGCCATGCTACGACAACAAGGGTTTGCCGACCAAGCGGGGAAGATTGTTAGTAAGCAGGCTAAGCAACAAGGGAGTGAGAGTGCAAAACAAGCAATGGTGGAGGGACAGGCAAAGAGACAGGTTGCACTGGATAATGTACAAAAGGTTGATTTGTTTGGTCAGAACCAAGCACAGATGAATCCAGTAGATATGTTGAGGACTAGGATTACTGGGCGTAATAGAGCGGTGTTAGGTAGTTACGGCGACTGGGCACTGAGGGATTTGATTGGTAAGATTCAAATACAGAACGAGTTGAATAAGCTGTATGGTCAAGCTAGTGGACAGGCGAATATTATTGACCCGTATTTGGAGAATGAAGCTGAACATAGTGCGGACGCTTGGAAAATGGTTGGCGGGACGATTAGCGGTGCCGGGAATGTGGTGGGGAGTTATTATGCAAATAAGGGTGATCAGCAAAAAGCTCCTACATACGTAGCTCCTAAAAACAGTACCAGTGCTCCGTGGGTGTCTGGTAGTAATGAACAATATCTTCAATTTAACAATGTAAGTTAAGGATTTTTATGCCACTTGATGGAACCGAAGGACAAGGGATTGCGAATCTTGGTCAAGGGATAGCGCAGACGATTATGTTGAATACAAGAGCTAGGCTGGCTCAAGCACAGATTGGGAGACAGATGGTGAATGACCAGTTTTTGAATTTAGAACGACAGGCACAGACACAGAAACTTAATCAACAAGTTAAGGATTTGGTTGACATGGCGGAGAGAGTTAAAGCGGCGGAACGTTCTGCTAAGGACGTGTTTGGTGACACTAATGCTGCTCCTTTTGCTGCGTCAGTGGCAAGGAGTCCGTCAGCTAGTGTTAAGTTTTTACAAGGAATTAAGACAAGTCCGGGACAACAAGTTGATGTTCCGTTTGGACCAAGAGTGGTGAATGAACAACCTAGAGTGTTGGGGTTGAATCAACAACTTGTGCCGAATATAGAAGGTCAGAGTGGTTATGTGGGGAGTAGTGCAGCGGGGATTTATACACCTGCCACAACAAATAGTCAAGCTTTCCAAGTTGCTCCGGCGGCACCTAGTCATAGCACTCCACAAGCAGATGTGGAAGGGTTACGCAGACTTAGACAAGCGGCTAATATGACCGAGAAGGAGTTGGAGATGATTCAGGAGAGTGACCCGAATTTGCACAGTCAGATTATGCAGTTAAGAAAGCAGTATTGGAGTAGCCAGTTTGCTATGCCACAGACGATGCAACAGACTAATGTACAAACTGCACCCATCCAAATTAAGTCTATCAAACAAAGCAAATAACTATGCCTGTATTTGAGTTAGAACTTACTGATGGACGGAAGTTTCAGCTAGAGACTGACCGTCCGCCAACTGAGGCTGAGTTGCCAGACTTGTTAAAACAGCTAGGAGATTCTAGTTCGATTCAAGAATTGAATCCTACAGAAAGCCTTAGGACAAGTCCTGTGTTTGCTCCAACAGGAATTCAAAGTGTGATGAATCCGCCAAACTTGGCTAATGTGGGAACTATGCAAAACATGATTCCGCTTGGCGGAGGAGACGAAGGAAACATGTTAGCCAAACAAAGAAGAGACCAGTATCAAGCTTTGGCCCATACTTATCAACAGATTAATGCTAAGTGGGACGAAGCGAATGCAAATATACATTATTATCCTTTTGAACAGGCAGTAAGAAAGAATCTTGGTGGCAATCCGACTGTGTTTACAGGACAGGTCGACCCAATTAAAACACGTCCTTTGTTTCCAAACGACCCTCAAATGGAGGAAATTTACAAAGAGAATGAATCTAATCGTCAGAAGGAGTTGGCTAACCTTGCGTTGACAGCTAAGAATCTTAGCTTTGACAAAACTCCGGGAACTGACATTCCTGATATTACTAAGCCCATGCAAACGTTTGGGATTAGACCACAAACAGTACAAAAGGCTTTAGGAACTGGAGAGACGGCTAGTAAGGTTATTGCGGGGGCACAACAGGTAGCAGCTAGTGTGCCGGAGATGTTTACTAGTCCGATGGGAGTAGGGACATTGCCGTTATTGATGCCTAAGTTGGTTGGGCCGACAGTTAGTAAAGTCGTTGGAGGTGCTTTTGTTGCTGATATGGCGAGTCAGATTCCTGAACAAGCGGCAGTGGCTAAACGAGCAATCGAACAAGGTGATGTAGAAGGTGCAACAAGAGCGTTGGGGCATATTGCGCTAACTGGGGTAATGATTGGAAAAGGAGTGAGGGACGAAGCAGGAACGATTAAGGATGCGTATCAAAAGGTTAATCCCTTAAACCCTGAGGTTTTACCGCCAGAACCAGCTAGAGTTATGCCACCTAGTAGACAGTTAATGGCCCCGATTATTGATGTGGAGACATTGGGACAACCTTTGTTACCACAAGCACGTAGGTTTTATCAAAGCGAGAGTAAGAATCCACCAGTCGATGCAAGTCAGCTTACACAAAATGAGTTGAATGCTAGGTTGAAGACGTACAAGCCGTTGCCGCCAATGGAACCGAAGAAGGCATATACAGGGGAACAAGTTATTATTGGTGAAAACGAGCCACAGAATATTGCTAAGGAACTTGGGCTTAGGTATGATGGTTTGCAGGATTGGGGAAAGCAGATCGGTAAGCGAGAGGTGTTTACTAGTTTGGATAAGAACAATCCGTTTACGATTTATGTTAATGAAGGGACGACGAGACAAGAGGTTGCAGCTAGGTTGGCAGAGAAACAGAAAGCGGATGTTAAACAGCCTAGTCCGGTAATTGTACCCGCTAATGTTGCGACAAAAGCTCCTATTGAACAAGCAGGAGGTAAGGTTAGTTTCGCTGCTCCGGCTGAATCTGGTGCGATACCGTCAGCTAGGCAAGCGGCTTTGCCAGAGCAAGGGCAAAAAGCTAGCTCGCCGCAAGCGCCGCAAATGGGGCAAGGCGAGAAGATGATTGCTAGCGAGGCTCAAGATAGCCAAGCAAAATCAAAAGCCCCTATAAATGAAAGAGATCAGTCTGATTCAAAAAATGAATCAGACATAGAATTTAGGAACACTGGTCCGTTGACAAAGAAGCAACAAGACTGGATTACGTCTAGTGCAAGAAAGCTTTTGTCGAGTCCGAAGGATTTGAAGTATAGTCCGGATAGAAAAGGTGAGTACGATGGGGGACAGTTGGTTAATAGGTTATTGAATAATGTTCCACCGGGGGAGAAGGAGGTGTTGGAACAAGCAGGGATTAGAGAGAAGTTCAAGCCGGGACAGAAGGTTAGTAGTGAGGAGGTTGATAAGTGGATAGCGGAGAATGAACCGAAGGTGGAGGTTAGGAAGTTTAGAACAAAAGAGGGTGAAGGATTACATCCAGACCAAACTGCTTTTCTTAATTTTCAACATAGCTGGTTTGATAATTTAACAGAAGAAAGACAACGAGACGTTTTAGCGAATAACGAACGGAACATTCCGTTGCCTGATTACTGGAATGAGGCAGACAAACTTGATGCTAAACGGTATCATGAGTTGTTTCAAAAATCTCGTGCTGTTTCCTATGACCCCTATGCTGGTAAACAAGCCAACTGGCAATCCGTCGCTCCCAAACCAGAATCCGAAATGAAGGATTATGTGGAGATTGCGGTGGTGAAGCCAACAAAAGGAACGCCTAAAAAAGAAGGTAAACAACGCATGTCGTTAAGTGAGTCTATTGATTATAACGATTCAATTAAATTCCCTTCCTCCCACAACTTCCCTCCCAACACTTTCGGCTTTGTTCGTGGTTACATGGAAGGTGATACTTTTCATGTGATTGAGGTGCAGAAAGATACAATTATTAATAATCATGACGGGACATATCAAGTATCTGGTCATCCTGAATTTGGCAGAAAATTAACTCGCAAACAAGCTGAGGATTTTGCTACACAGATTGAACCACTTAATGCATATTCAGCTAATCTCGCACTCAAAGCCGCTATCGAACATGCACGTTCTCAAGGCGCAAAACGTATTGCGATACAAGACGCAGAAAGTGCGATGTTGATGGAGGGGCATGATCGTGCAAAAAGAACAATCATCGAAGGGACAAAAGAAAACGCTGACCGTTTAGCTAAAGAAGAAGGCAATAACCATCCTGATGTAGTAAAATTACGAGAAGGTAGATCAATAGACATTAGCGGAAGTCAGTTTGATATTGATGACGCTAATGCTTTAGGGTTAACTTTGAAAGAAGATATTACCCAAGAAAAAGGCATGCGCCTTCACTATGACCAAATCCTACCTAAGCTGTTGAAAGAATTGACAGGTCAAGAAGGAGAGAAGGTGAGTTTTGGGGAGCATAAGATGGCGGTTGATAAAGACCCACTTGGTCAATTCAATCAAGGCAAATCTTCACCTCGCAAAGACCTCATCTTTCGCAACCCCGACGGCACACCTAAAACTGACATCACTGCGTTGTCCTTTCCATTAGACAAAGTCTCCGAGGCGCAATCTAAAGCACCATTCACCACGATGGGTAGCGATAAAGTCAAAATGGACAAAGACGAACAAGGAAACATTGTCTATTATCATTCTGGCATTCCCGCACCAAAGGAAGCCATTAAAGCAGTAAAAGACATGCTGACCTTAGGCGGTAAAGCACTCAATCTCTACGCCGAACCAATCGTTGAAAAGCTAGGGCGTGTTGGCGGACCAGTGGCTAAGAAAGCGACAGAAGAATTTCAACGAATGATTAGTAGACAAAAACAAGTTTATGGTGAACTGAGTCCTGTGGTAGATGCGGCCAAGAAAGCGACTGGGAAGATGGGTGGCGGGAATATGTGGTTGCGTAAAGTTAACAACATCACCGACAAAGCTGGTGTTAACAACATGTTCGCTAGTAACGAAGGTGGACCAACGCCGCCAAGCGAAGCTCGCCAAGCAGTGCAATCACTAGACCGTGCTAACCTTGCGATTGGTAATGCGGCTAAACTAGCGAATCCGGATTTTGTTCCTAGCGGGAAGTTACAGCGTGTGCTTACTAACTATGGCTACGACATTATTAAACGTGGTAATGGTCCAGCTTGGGAAGCGTGGACAGAAGGAGTAGCCAACGCGAATGGTGCGCCTGTCAATAAGGTTCGTGAGTTCTTTAGTAAGTGGAAAGAAGAACTTGACAAGCCGGCGAGTGATGTAGCGAGTATGGATAGAATCAGTCAGGACTTCTCTCGTAAGTTTCCTAAGACGGTTACACATATTAAACCTGGGGTGGCGTGGCATGAAGTTGTTGTGGCGGACCCATTTAACTATATCGAGTCAGCAGCACAACGTACCAGTCATGCAGTGGCTTTTCGTGAGGTTTATCCGTTGGTAAGAGACCCAAATACTGGCAAGCTTGGACCGAGTGGATATTTGCAGAATACTCGCAAGGCGATTCAAAAGGAATTAAATACTGCTGGGTTTGATGCTAACTTGTTTGATAACCTTGTCTCCGCCGTGCAAGGGCATCCATTAGACACATTTACTCGTGGCTGGAACGCACCGGACAGTCCTCTTGGTGCGGGGTATAGAATGGGGCAGCAGGTGCTCAGTCAACCACTTAAAACGTTGATGTTGACCGCTAACACAATTAGCAATGCGGGTGAAATTCTTTCTGGTGGTCCGGCGATATTTCTTGGCTACCACAATGTTCTACCCGCTATGGTTAAACTAGCCGCCGACAACAAGCTGGCTGGGTATTTAGAATTTATTGGTGCACGTAACAAGGCTATGTACAACTTTAGCTTTGACCCAACAAGCCCGGTTCGTTCAACCAGTCGAATTGTTAGTTCTGCCCTACGTAAGGCAACCGCGCAACAGTTGTTTAACGAGATTCAAGAAACCACTGCGGCAATGAGCGCTAAGTTTGTGGCAGACAAAATCCGCAACAAAGATATTAGCACTTGGGAACAAGGACGTATTAAAGCTGTGGCTAGGGTGATGGGATTTAACGAAAAGCAGGCGACTGATCTAGTCAATGGCGATAGCGATTTGCTGCGTCAGTTCGAGACTAAGTCCGCTGCTATGCTTACTTCTGGTAACCAAGCTATGGCGGAGAAGTCTAGACTTGGTACTAGTCGCGCGTTTAATGAGTTGTTTTGGTTTCAAACCTATCCCCAAATGAAAGCCAACCAAGCGAGGAAAATACTTGGTAACTTTTTTGAGGACATTAGTAATAGGAACTGGTCACAAATGGGACATAATGCTGCACTGGCTGGGAGGTTTATTGGTGGTACTGGAGCACAAGGAGTGATTACTTTGTTGTTGATGGGATTGGCTACTGCTGGGATTTATGGACTGAAACAGAAAAAACAGCAAGCAGAGGAAGAAACTTGGAAGTTTACTAAGTCAGCTACGATTAGCGGTATGGGCGGACCATTAGCGATCTTGATGAGGTTGGCACAAAATAGTAAAGATTCTAAGAGTCTGACACAAGGGCTGGTTAGTCTGTCTCCTGTGGTTAGTTCTGGTCAAGACTTAATTGATGTACTAGCTGGGACTGGACGTTATGAAGGACGGACAGTTAATGAACGGATTAGTATGTTTCTGGATTCTAAGTCTCCCGGATTAGACATAGCCAAGACGATACTGTCTGTTAGTGGCCTCAGCCAAGACGACTTAAAGCTTCGTTCGGATATTAAGGGATTTTACTCGTGGAGACGAGAGCAGGATGGGTATAAGCCAGCGAGTGCGGGTGGCGGAGATGAAGCAGACATTCAACTAAGAACCCAAATGAAACGTGTGAAAGAAGCCATGCAACAAGGCAAAGATTGGATGGGTGAGCTGGAGAAGGTAAAAGACCTTGTGTATGCACAACATAGTCTGCGAGCAGGGACAATGTTGGAGTTGAATAGTAAGCCGCTTAGTGACGAGCAACTTAGTAGTCTAGAAAAGCGAATTGGTAAAGAAGGTGTTGAACGCCTTAAAACATACGATGCAATGCTTCGACAAGTAGCGAGAGAGCTTGGGGACGTGAATAAGGAAAAGAAAGACCTACGAGATATTAAGCCGATAGGAGATAAGTATGTAGATCAGACTACTGAGTCACAACGGAGTGAGAAGGTTGCTAGGTTGGTTAAGCCAGAGACAATGCAGTTCTTAGAAGCCAACAAGAAGAAAGTTCCTAGCTTTGAACCTAGCTACGGGTTAACTAAGAAGGAGTTGATGAGCAAGGAACAAGGCGAGATGTATGAACAGATTCTAGCCGAAGAAGTGGATAAGCGGTTGGCGAGTAAGATGACAAATAGTGTATTTGCGAGTAAGCCACTGGTTAAGCGTCAGGCTGAAATTGAAGACCGTCTCGAACTAGCTAAGGAAATAGCCGCTACTAGGTTTAGAGCAAAAACGCGACAACAAGCATTGTCGCAATAGCCAAGGAGAGCACAAAAAACAAAACCCCAACCAGAGAAATTTGGTTGGGGTTTTTTGGTTGGTTACTTGCCATCGTCAAGCAAGCCCTTTATGAACATACTAAGATTGTTAGTCTCTTCTGAGTTTAGCTTTAGAACTTCTCGTTCTCTTTGTGGTCCTTTCCCTTTGCGGACAAAGATTAAATTTCCCACGTCATCCAAATCGACTTCCAAGTCATAGGATATGTCTGCTTTCATTGTTTTGGTTCTCCGTTACTTTGTTTTTCTAGTTCATCCAGCTTGGCTGGAGTTAAAATCATACGACGCTCTGCGTCACCGATTTTCATGACTTTGCTGATTAGTTGACCGCTGTCGATAAGGAAGCGTTCGGCGGTCATATAGCGAAGACCGTCTAGGTCTTTTTCACAAAGTCTCATTAGTTGCTTCTGTGAAATAATACCTCCTGCACGCTCTACATAGTCCAACATCCCTTTTTGCTGGACTACGTATTCGTTCTTACCAGCGGACATGAATAGCTTAGTCATGCCGGGGATGACGTTGTCTATGGTTTGCACTGCCCATTGTAAGGTTGTCTTGGTAAGCTTCTTCTGTAAAGGATATTCACCTAGTCCTCTCAACATAGCCAATCGAAGAACCTGAACATGTTTGCTCATATCGAAGCCACGAAGTAAAGGGTCGTCGTTGAGCTTTAGTGTGCGATACCATAGTTCGTACCAATTCTTAGTTGCGACATCCTCAAAGGATATACCGCCAGCGTCTTGAGTTATCGATTTAAGGTGTGCCGCCGCTCTGGTGATTGCTTCTTTACCGCCACTAGGAATAACAGGAAAAGCAATACGTGGGGGAGTTTGGTATTCGTTGACAAAGACCATTCGTCTAGCCAACCCGCCGGATAGGATTTTACCTTTAAGTTGGTCGACAATATATTCGGTGGTGGCACAAGCGAGGACAGTTAGATACGGATTAGTTATCTCAAACGTTCCTGCGTTCTTGGTGCGGCGTTTGTAGAACTTTCTATCAGAAATGTCAACCATGAAGTCGATCATTTCTTGGGGGTTGATAGACAAGAAGTTGTTGAGTTCGTTGATTGGTAGAAACAAGGGTCGCCAAGTGTGGGCGATTTGATTCTCATCAGTGTATAGCCGTTCGCTGTCAGGACTGCCTAGAAATTCACATAAGCCGGCAACGGTTTCTACACTGTATGAGATTGGATATTCTGGAAACACCGCGCTAAGTAAGCTCTGCGCTTCGTCCTTACAGAACGACTTTCGTCCGCCTTGGGGAGCGACGAGACAACATAGGATGTTAGGATTGTAGGCAAGTTGACCATAGGCGTTAGGGTCTTTGTAGTCTAGGTAGTATCTTCGTCCGGCGGTGGCGGATAATATACTCAACGCCGCCCACACATGATGCTGCTTACTCCCCTCATTACCAGATTGGTAGAGTAGATAATCGTCGATAAAGTTGGTTGCCATGCTCCCTGTGTGATTCAATTATTGAATTGGACTAAATATCGCCAACTTTGGATTGTTTGTCTAACGCCCAATTAGTACCATAGTTTCCTTCAAACGGAATTTTGAGCTTTATCCCAGCGATTACAATTTCGTTATCAAACCATTCCCGTATTTTGTTAATGGCCCATTCGGTATCTTCGATTTTGAATTGGCCCAACAATGCATCATGTACTTGATGCAATGGTTCCACACGAAGCAAGCAGCCTCGTTGATTAGGAGTAGTAATACGATTAGTAGGATCAGTCCAAAGCCGATGAGCGGCGAGGTTGGTTGCATAGGTAGTATTGACTTGAGGTTGATGAGCTAGTGCTTGGCCGAGAATATCAGATTGACGACCAAAGAATTTTCTAGTAAAGCCAGAACAGGATTGCAGTTTAGGAGGATAAGGCTGATTGGCTAGTTGACGACGTACCTTGTCATGCCACTGGTGAACGCGATAACGAACAAATACCGCAGCTTGGAACGTCTTGGCTTCTTTTTCAGACAACACAACTTTACCATAACTCTCTTTGAGAACTTGGTCAGCTACTTTGCGTGGTCCCATTAGATAACAAGTACCCCATATGACTTGCTTACAGACATAATAATCCCAGTCTTCTTTCTTAACCTCCTTTAACATCTCCTTAATCTCAGCACGAGATTTAGACATTAAAGCTTGTCCGCCGTGGCGGAGAATGTAACAAACAATTTGGGCAGGCTTAAGACCATACTTAAGGTCATCTAACATGGTTGGGTCACCAAGGCTAGCCATTTCACAACCAACAGTCCAACCGTCTGCCCCTTTGAGGTCGCATTGAAACAAGTAGTAACCTTCGTCGGCTAAGTACAAAGAACGCAAACCCTCAGTAAGGAGTACTAATTCCTCATCTTCAATCTCCCAGTTGTCGCTAATTGTCTGCATGTTCGTACCAACACGGCGGTTAGCTTCGCTAATGTTAGAGCGGCTAGAAGAAATACGTCCGGTTTCTGTACCTACTAAATTATAGGAACAGTGCATTCGACCTTGTTTGGTCGGTTGAAGACTAAGCATCTGAGCACGGGTACGGTGCATGGATAAACTAATACCATATTCAATAACTGGATTTTGCGTGTGTTTTTTGAGTTTAAGTAACGCTTCAAAATCCGTGCTAGGCCGCATTAGCTTGGTCTTAGGGTCTTTTTTGTATTGAATAGGAAGCTTTAAGGTTTCGTATAGATGCTTCTTCCATTTAGGAGAACGGACATTTAAGGTTAGTCCCATCGCAGTGGAGAAGCAACCAAGCTCGGCAGTAGTAGGATTGCGATTTTCTGCTTGGCAGGACTGAACAATACGAACACATTCTTGGTAGTCTTCTTCGTTGCCTTTTTTGGGTTGTGAAGAATTACGTTTGAAACAGAGGACTTCCTGTGCTGATTCAAGTAGCTGCGCGGGGTTAGTATATTTGACTCCAAATCCAGCAGATTGATCTAGAAGGTATTGGGTCTCATAGATTTTGTTTAACACTTCCTTACGTCGAATTTGAGCTTGTTCTAAGTCATAGCGAATTCCACGATGTTGCATATACAACAAAGGATTCAGTAGGTCCATGTTGAACTTATAGTGCGCTTGCTCTGCTCCCTTTAGCCACTGTTCTAGCTTCCCATTTATTTCATGGGTAACAGCACTATCCATACAACAATATCGCCAAAAGGTCTGTCTATCATCGCTTTTGCGATCTGATTTGTAGTAGGGTTGTCTAGTGTAGAGCGAACATTGAAACCCAAGTGACTTCTCCAACTCGCAGTACAACTCAAAGTGCTTAAGCATGGTATCGTCAAGCACTCCACGAATGACGACCGAGTATGAGTATTGAAAGACGAAACGGTCATAGAGAGAGTTTTGTAATACTTTGGGAATTTTTGGGTCGGCTAGAACAGCAATCAATGCTTTCCATACAGCTTTTTCATCAGCATTACTAGCATAATAATTTCTACCGTCCCTAGTGGAAAAAGGAATAATGAAACAATCGGTTGCACTTCTAGCAATAGACAAGCAAGACATTGCGTCGACGTAGCCTTCAATGTCAAGGGCAATAAGGGGTTTGTCAACAAGAAGTTGTTCAAGCTTGGAAACAGTTTCGTTAACAGAGAGTTTAGTTTCAAGATTGCGTTCATTGAGAGTTAGGGTTGGAGAAAAGGATTCTTGTTTGGCTTTACCTATGTCAAAGGTTAGTAGGGGAGTGTAGTCGTATTGGCGGAGACAAGCAGCGGGGTGGTAGGTGGCGAGACATTTAAAGCCAAACGGAATAGACGTAAAAAAACTACCCCGCCAATCAGATATGTTGTCTAGTCTTTGTGGATGAAAAGCCCACATTGCGGTCTTGCCAAGAAGGATACAGATATTAGGTTTAAACTCGGCTAGGTTAGAAAATAACTGACTTATTCCATCCAGCATTTCTTTACCGTTTCTATCGAACTTAGTTATATCATTCCCCTCTGGTCTGATCTGACAAACATTTCCCACAAAGCAAGCGTCACGGAGAATGTTGTGTTTGGCTAGGATTGCATTTAGGAACTTACCACTTGTCCCAACAAAAGGAGTTCCTAGACGTTCGTCATCTACACTAGGACATTCACCAATAATGGCTATACGATATGGTTGGTTGGTGATAGTGGGAAACTGGTTTGGAACTGGCTTACCAGTGGTGGGGATAATGGTGTCTACGTCGAGAGTTAATAGATCGGTTAGGTCGCTCATTACTATTGTTCCTTGTTACTAAGTTTACTAAGTATCTTCCCCTTTACGTCATCTTTTAACTCTTTGAATAAAACCTCTTTAGGTTGTTGCAAACCATTAGGGTACAACACAATCCGAATAATAAGGTTGTCACGATAGAACACCTCATATAGGTCGGATTTGTGGGAGATGGTTTTGACAGAGGGGGATGACATAGACTAGGCAAAGACGTAGTGTGAGTTGATGGATTTGTAGTGTTGTTTTACATTCTCAAGCAAGGCGTTATAGTGTTGTTCGTTGAGTTCACAACCAACTACTTGGCGGTTCATCTTGAGCATAGACAACACTCCACTTCCTCGTCCAGCAAATGGTTCAAGGATTAGTTGACCTTCGATGGAGACAGCGTCAATAAGAGGTTGCCAACAAGCGAAGGGCTTGGCAAAAGGGTGGTCAATAAGTCTGCTAACTTCATCCTCACGACTGGCAACGACATAATTCAATCCGGGATGTTTAGCCATGACTGTCTTTGGCTTGCGACAAATGATTGCAATTTCGGTAGCCTTGGTGAAGTTATACGACGCTGCTTGGTTACCAGCTTGGGTTTTGCACCAGTGAAATGGCCAACGTTGGACGTTGAAGCCAGCCATTGTAGCGAGGTCGTGCATCCACTTAAATAACATCGCATCGCACCAAGTAATAACAAAAGCGGATTCTTTTGTGCATTTGAAAGCAGCAGGAAAGAACTGTTCGATTAGGTTTAGATTGTATTCAACGTCGTGTTCCTTGGCGGTGGTAGATACGTCCATACCAGTGTTGGTTTGGTCAAGCATGTCCATGTCAATACCATAAGGAATGTCGGTAATGATGTGGTCGAACCGTCCAACGTTGGACTCTAGGTTCATGTAGTCTATGCTATTGCCGAGGATAAAGTTGTTGCTGATTTCGAGAGTGAGATGTTTAGTCAATAACGCAATCTTCTGTTGGCGGTATTGTTCAAACTGTTCTGGTGGGTTTAGATGATTAGAAAGATAGAGAGTGCGTTGTTCTTGTTCGTTAAGATCAAGGTAATTCTCCCTAGCGCGTTGACGAAGAACAGTTAAATGTTCGTTAAGAACGGGATTGCCTTTTGTGTCGGGGATAATAGAGACAACGTCGAGTTCTTTAGTAAAGTCTGCAACCGCCTTGGCTGTTTCCTCTTTCTGTTTGTTGATTAGCTCTTGTTGTCTACGTGCTTTCTCTGCCAAGGCTAAGTCCTCTTGTTCACGAATGATTAGTTTGTACGCATCAGCGACTGAGTCACATTTATGGTAGCGACGTTCAGCCTCAGGCAAGGAAAGTTCGGATTTAAGTTTCTTAGCTACGGCGAGGATGTAGTTAACGTTGCCAGCAGAGATTCCAAACATCTCGCCAGTCTTAGCTTGGCTCCAGTCATCACCAGCAAGAGTTGCTTTGTTGCGTTGTTTGATGTGACGGTTGGCGATGGCTAGACAGTCTTCGAACCAAGTGGTTTGTTTTCGTTTGTGATTTTCTTCCCATTCTTGTTCAGCCCGTTCGTCGTCAGACAAAGTAGAAGTAACACCAACAGTGACATGTGCCCAACCCAACAAAGCAATAGCAGCCATCCGACGACCTCCAACAACAAGGTTATTGTTTGCATCGACAAGAGGTAGTTGAAGAAGTCCATACTTTTTAATTGAGTCGGCTAGTTCTTGAACGTTGCCGTAGTCTTTACGATAACGTTCGCCGATGATGATTGAGGAATAAGGGAGAGTGGTGGTTTGCATTAGACTTTATCGTTTCTGAGTTTAGCCTGTTCATCAGAATAAACCAAGCCTTGATAACGAACTGCAAGCTTGTCCTTGTTTGCTTGCAGTGTTTGTTCTCGTGTTATACCTAAGACCTGTCTCATACCTTCCATGTAAAACTCAAGATCGCCAAGTTCCTCGATGATGTTTGTTAGATTGGGTTCCTGGTTGTAAATAAAGTTCTTCTTTACTGCGTCAATTAACTCACCTGACTCAGAAGAAATACCGACTGCATGGTGTAATAATTCAGCCTTAAAGGGAGTAAAGGTGTGTACGATTTCACTTCCCTTTTTACAGAGACGGGTTACCATTTCTGCGTGTGTTACATTACTGCTTATATTATTCATTTGGCCACTGTCCTTTCTCTAACATAATTGCGATGTTCATATAGTTACTAATGTCCCGAAAGCTATCAATAATCGACTCATTCACTGCCTTGCGTCGGCGGTTGTTGAATAGGTTAAATAGCCGTTCGAACTTGTCAGAGGAACGTAAAACGCAGCCGAAGGTTCCGCCTTTACGGATGTTGGCAGAGCCGTAATCTTTCTGCTTGTTATCCATTAGAATACAGTTTTCTAAGGCAATAGCTAAGAACATCTTGGCGGCTTGTGTTTCTATGCCTAGTTTTTTAGCTAAGTCGGCTAGTTCACCTACAGTAAAAGTGTCTGGAAGTTTAGGATTCATTATCTTGTAAGATTCAATAATTGAATCCCACAAAGAAGGGGTTGGACCGTCTTTGTGGGATAGGGTTAGTTAGACTCTGCTAACCAATTCCAGAACTTTCATTACTTCTGGATTGGCATTTAAGGCTTCTAACGCGTCATTAACACATTGAAGTTGATTTTCGAGTTCGGATTTTTGACGTTCGAGACGTTGTTTTACTGAGGGGCGACTGTCACAAACCTCAGCAATACAAGACTTTTCGAGCCCTCCATGATAGTTCAGGTCCATAACTTTATTAGCTCGCCGGAACCGGAGTCAAGCTGTTGCTTGCAGGGAAACTCTCGGTTTCTTTGTTGATCTTGGTCTTATATGCACCAACCTTACCAACCAAGTATGTAGTCGGGTCAGCAAGAATCTGCGCACCGGTTACGCCTTTAATCCCCACGCCTTGGCAGATGCGTGCAATATCACCGGCGATATTACGAGCAGTGCGCTTTTCGCTGGGAGTGACTGAGGTGTAAGACGTGATCGAAAACCCCGGATGGATTGGGTCACCGTCAGTGGAGACACAGTCTTCCATGAGGCTGTACACAATCTTGAGGTTTTCCTTGCCTTCTTGTTTGCCGGCGACTTTCTCCGCCGACTTGATTTCGAACTTCAACAAGCGATCGGCGGGAAGGAGAGGATACTTTGTAAGTTCCTTATCCCCTACGTCTGCGGACAACGGGTCAGCTTCGGTGAGCAAAAGGCGATGTGAGTAGATGTTGTTCATTTTTTGGTTTTTGTTTTGTTTGTTTTTGTTAAGTATAGATTACGTCTATTAGGCGTTTGCGACTAAGCAAAGTGTTAAAGGGAGTTTAGAATCTCCTCGGTCATAATCATTGTGATTGTGTTAACAAGTTCATCCTTGTCCATCTTGTCGAAGCGTTCGATTAGTAGACTAGCAAGAATAGACCGATTAGCTTCGGTGTTGAACAAGCCAGTCTTCCCTGCTTGTTCCATGATTGGTAACATACTCTTGCGAACGTCTTCGATGAGGTGTTTTAGCTTTTCGTTAAGTTGTTCGGCGGCAGATTGTTCTTTGGCTTTTAAGAACGGTGCCATCTTGTTGTGGATGACGTCTTTGATGATGGCGTCTTTTCGAGCGAGGTCGTCGGAACGAACTGGTTTACGGATTCGGGATTTGTGGGACATAGTTAGAAGCAATAAGTTAATTGTTTAGCGGCACGAGTAACAGCGGTGTATCTCCAACGTTTCATATCCCAACACTGGGGCGGCATCCACTCAGCAATGACAAGGACCTTATCCCATTCACTGCCTTGGGACTTATGACAAGTGATCATGTAACCAAAGTCACAGTGGATAGTTCCTTTTGGGTTCCATTCGCCGTTGTCTAGTTTGTCGACAAGGAAAGGCTTCTTCCAGACTTTAAGGTTAGGAAATAATTGTCCTTGTTCGTCCTTGGCGTTGATTAACCAGTGATCAGAGTTGTTAGCTTTGAGTTCAGTGACGAATAGGATTAGACCGTTGAATAGACCAAGGTCGGCGGCGTTACGTAGAACGATTAGTTTGTCATCAACATATAGTTCGTTTGGTGCTCGGCCTAGACTTAGTCTAATGTTTTGATTCCAGTCTTTTCTAGTTTTGTTCTTAGCGCAGATGGCTATGTCGTGAGAGAGAATAATCTCAGGAGTTATAACGTCTTTCTTTTTAAAGATTAGTTCATTTTGATTAGGAGGACAAAGCACTGCACCGCCATTACGAACGTTAGTGGCTGCTTGTAGTATGGCTGATTTCTCCGCTTGGCGGTGGATTTTAGACAAGACAAAGTCTGCGTCTTGCATAAGGTTAGGATTGTCGCCAACAGGTTCTAGCTGTCCGGGGTCACCGACAAACAATAGCTTAGTGTTGTGTCGAAGGAGTTCTTCATAGAGTTGAGTGCTAACCATAGAAGCTTCGTCAACGACGATAAGTTTTGGCCTCCCTTCGATGTGTTCACGAGGAGAAAATACATACCCTTCGCCTTCGATTATTTCACAGTAGTAAAGAGTAGAATGTAAGGTCGCTGCGGGAATACCTTTTCTACCAAGAACACTTACTGCTTTACCAGTGAACGCACAGACTATGGTTTTAATTCGTTGCTCCCAGAGTCTGTCGATAATGGTTTTGATTACGGTGGTTTTGCCTGTGCCTGCGTAACCACCGAGACAGAATTCTTGAGGACTTGTTGTTGAAGTAGCCCACTTAAGAATAAGGTCTACTGCTTGTTCTTGTTCAGAGGTTAGTTCGATTGGTGGTTTTATGTCTTCTACGAGTTGTTCTAGGTCGTTCATGTTAAATTCGTCCTTCTAGGTATGGTTTAATTTTGTCAAACATTAAGTCGCCAGTTGAACACTTAAACTCACTCGGCATCCCTAATGAGTTCTTGAGTTCTATACTCTTTGTTGTTCTTGTTGTCTGCAATAGATAGTCCAACTTCCCTGCCACTCCCGGACTTGCGCTACATCGCCAGACGTCAGTGAAAAACCCACCTAATGTGTCACCAACACCACCTTGGAAGTTTGGCTTGTAGGCTTCAACATGTTCTTGCATTACTAACTTTGGGTCTGGACGAGTCTTTTCAACTTCATGGCAGATGGCTATGGTTGTTTTGCCAAGACTACGCAGCCGACCGACCAATAAGCTAATTGCATGTGACTTAAATGGTTGCCAATCACGAGCTTCCATAACAGAACGTCCTTGGGATTTCAACACCTTTTGAATGATAAATTCATTGACATGGGTGAGAGAATCTATAACAACGGTCTTGATAGATTCTTCGCTTTTAACCAAGGCTAGTTTGTCCATCAGTCGGTCGAAGCAATTCCAAATGTCGACTGGTTTGCCTTTGTCGTCGGTGCGGATTGAGTCGTAGGCGTAGGATAAGTTCTTGTTCTTACCGCGATGAAATAGCTCCGGTCCGTCAAGATTTTCATCGCAATCGAGGATGTAGACAGAAGGAAAAGACATGCCTAGCACAGTTTTACCTGCACCCGGTGCGCCGATTAGACAAATAGACAAAGGGTCTCGAACCTTGGGAGAGGTGATGGTGGAGAGTTTCATTTACGCATTTCCTTTACCTTTTCAAAGAAGTCACCGTCTGTAAATAGCAAAGGCTTTTTGTCTATAGACGTAATCATATTGTTAGGACAACCATAACACGACCAGAATTCTTCTGCTCCACCTCCTCCAACGTTGTTCATAAGTTCGTTACATCGAGGGCACAATGGCCTTGTTTGATTTCTACTTATACCAAAGTAAGACTGATAAGGATGATGACCATGAGTGAAGAAATGAGTTTTGTATACTTGTCGTTTAGCGGAATCAAAAACCTCCATTTGATCGTCACTGTCATTGCCGTATAAAACAACACAGTTAGGAAGATTATACTCTAGCCACTCGGCTATGGCTATAAAAGTCATTAAAGGCCCACGCTCGTACTCAGGACCATAATATCGACCTGATACAGCTAACTCTAAGAGAGTTGAGTCTTGTTCTGATTCAGCAATGCACAGGTCTTTTTCATCAAAAAACCAGAAGGGTTCTTTATAGAATGCCCCCGCTAAGCGCCAACTAAGTTTAGTAAGTTCAGCAGGCAAAAGTGGCTTAGTGACTTTTACTTGCATTAGAGTATCTACACCCATAGTTTTAGTTTGTTTATTGTTTACTTTGTGTTGTTTTATTTAACGGTGACCATGTTAGGTCTTGAAATAATCCACTAGCCAGATAAGCTCCTCGGTCGTGTGGTTGTAAAGAACACACATCAAAATAAGGACATCTGCCATACTTACTAACACAATACGTCGTTCGCATTGGAAAATAACCACGTTCATAATGCCAAAACATTTCTTCGATGTTGGCGATGGTGTTGGATTTCCATTCGTCTAGTTCACCGGGGTTGAGCTGATAACGTTCGCGTTGGAGAGACTCTTGCCACCAGCCTTCGACGGTCATTGTCTTGCCACGAGACTTGGCTAGTGGATTAGTGACGTATTCTGGCGGGGCTTTAACTCTAATAGCGTTGACCATATATCCTTGAGTCTTTTGTCCAGTTAATTGTTCAAATGCCCAGCAGTAACCACGCATTTGTGAGGTCCGCTTCATTTGGTCGAAGAAAGATGGGCCAAGTATAGAGGTTGTTTTGTGGTCGCAAATAAAGATTTGGTTGTCAATTTCGACTGGGAGGTCAATTTTGCCGGTGTAGAAAACGGGGATACCGTCATTCTTTTCATACAAAATTCGTTGTTCTTTTGTCAAGGAATTAACCATCCACGCTTGATGTGTAAACAAAGGCAACGCAAAAGCCAGTTCCACAATCGGCTTGTTATCCTTGTCCACCAACAAGCTAAAACTTTCCGTGCTATACCGCTGCATATACCTCTTAACGACTTCAATCGCCCAATTCATGTTTCGATAATCTTCTTGCATCGGCGGGTGGGATTCAAAAAATGAATTGAACAAATCAGCGATTTCATTATAGAACTGGTCGCCGACTGGTTGTGCAAGGTAGTGACGATAGCGGTGTTCGAGTGCGAGGTGGATTGCGCTGCCAAAGTTTAACGCTGCGGATTCGGTAGATGGGATGCGTTTGTAGAGTTGTTTGTATTCAAGAGAACGTGGACAGGTGGTGATGGATTCCATCCAGCCGGAGTTGTCGATGAATAAACAACCGTCGATGAGAGGTAAAGGGTTCATTTATTTTTAGCTTGACGAACAGATTTGTTGATACAATTACGACAGGTAACTTTTGAAGGAGAAATGGTAGCTAGCTTGTTTCCAACTGATTTATTGGGCATACAAACTAACTTGAACTCTCCTTTTACAAACAAATGCACTTTTGGTTCTGTGGATTTAACATAAGGTTCTGGTTGAATACGTTCTAGCTCAACCCATGTTTTTGTTTTAGGGTTCATACGTGTTCTTTACATTTCGGACATATTCTAATGTCTTTGTCGAATTCTACTCCACAACAAGGACTTAAGTTCTCGTCTTGCCATTTTTCGTAACAAGAATCACATAGTAATAGCTTTGCTGTAGCCTCGTTGGTTCCTTGGTTGGTACGACAGCGGTCACATAGAATGTATTCTTGCTGCTCACTCGCCGTCGGCGGACGAAAGCGGGAGAAGTCTAGGAAGGAGTGGGGGTTCATAAATTGAATATAAAGGAGGTCAAGCAAGCGGGGCATGTATATCGGTTGTCTTTCCCTTCTTGTTCTTTGTAGCTTTCGTGTTTCATACTTCTATCCACCCTTTCTTAATGCAGTAACGAGTTAGTAAAGCGGTGCCTTTGATTTTGAGACGCTTCTCGGCGTCATAAACATGCTTCTCGACCATTTTGTAGCTAATGCCAAGTTCTGTAGCTATTTGTTTCCAACACAAGCCTTTAGCTAGCAACATCACTACTTGCTTTTGTCTTGGGGTTAGTTCTTTCATTCATATACTCCACAGGGAAGCCAAGTTTTGCCGTGGTCGAGAGAATATTTTGCACCAAGTAAATTCTTGTAGAGTGATTTGACTAGCGAAGGTTTATCAGCAGCTGTATTGCTATACACAAGTCCTTCGTAATCTCTGGCAATAACTAAATAGCTGCCATTGATAAAAGAAGCCTGTTCAAACTGAATCAGAAATCCTGCTGGCGGAACTTCAGTTGCATCTTTCCAAGGACGAAGAGTTGGAGTTGGTTTGA